TATTACAACTACTGAATCACAAAAAGAATATATTGAAAGTCTTTTTAATAATACAGTTAAAGTTAATGTTGTACCTGTTAGTGTTGATGAAAATTTTTCTGAACCTAAAAAACCTAAAAAACCAATTGTAGCAATTTTTACTAGAGACCAAAGAGATACAGTTAAAATCTTTAAAACTTTCTACTTGAAATACCCTCATTTAAAATGGATTACATTTAGAGATATGAGAGGTATGAGTAAATCTGTTTTTGCTAAAGGTTTATCAGAAGCTTGTGTATCTGTATGGGTTGATGATATTGCTGGATTTGGTGGTTTTGCTATTGAATCTATGAAATGTGGTACCCCAGTAATTGGTAAAATTCCTAATCTATTAAATGGTTGGATGAATGAAAAAAATGGTATTTGGGTAGATAGTATTAACGCTATTCCAGATGTATTATCTAAATACTTACAAGCATGGTTAGAGGATAATTATTCCCCTGAACTTTTAGAAAGTATGAAAGAAACAGTTAGTAATTATACACCAGAAATCCAAAAAGAAAAAGTTAAAGAAGTATATAGTGAAATTATTAACAATAGAATAGAAGAATTTAAAACTACTTTATCTAAATATAAAGTTGATAACCTTGAAGAAAAAATTAATCAATAATGGAAAGTAATGTAACTGTAGTATTACCAATTTTAACATTGGGTGAATCTGAAAAAACGTATTTTGCTAACGCAATAGGTAGTGTTAGGGAACAAAAAGTTTTACCAAAAAAATTATTAATTGTCATACCTAAAAATGAAACACTTAAAAATGAATTAGAATCTTTTGATTATGGTGATAAATTATCTGATAAGGTAACTATTTTAGAAAACGAAGGAGAAACAGATTTTTGTTCACAAATAAACTTTGGGGTTAGTAAAGTTGAGACAGAGTGGTTCTCAATTTTAGAAATCGATGATGTGTATTCAAATATTTGGTTTGATAACTTTACTAAATATAGTGAGGGTTATGAGGATGTAGACGTATTCTTACCGATAGTTCTTGATGTTAACACGGACAACCAATTTATCCATTTTACTAATGAACCTGTGTGGGCTAAAGACTTTACAGAAAATTTAGGGTTTTTAGATAATGATGCATTATTAAACTTCCCCAATTTCCAAACATCAGGTGGAGTTTATAGAAAAGATTCATTTACTAGTGTTGGTGGATTAAAACCTGGTATTAAAATGTTCTTTAATTATGAACTACTTTTAAGATTAACTTATTATGATAAAAAAATCATGACAATCCCAAAAATCGGGTACAAAAAAGTTAATATGAGACCTGATTCTTTATTTTGGGAATATAAAAATATCCCAGGAAAAATTATTGACCCAGTAGAATCTAGATTTTGGTTCAATACTAGTAAAAAAGAGTGTTACTTCAAAAATGACAGAGGCATAAAATATGAGATGGAATCATCTACGATGTAATTGTTAACCTTTAACATCATAATAAAAATAGATGAAACATAACTTATGTCAGAAAAAAAAGTTAGAGGAAGAAAACCTAGTAACAAAAAATCTTACTTTGACGTTGAAGAAGAAGATGCTGTAAGAAAATTCATATCAATAGGCACTATGGTACAAGACCCTAGTGCCATTGATGGTTTTAGGTGGACTGGAAGTACAGAAGAATCTAGAGAAAGAGATAAAATCTATAAGGATTTTTTAAAAATACCTTTAGATAAAATGGTTGAGAGTATTATACGTAAGTATAAACTTTACCCTAAAACAATGTCATTTGAGGATGCTCATTCAGATGCTTTATCATTTTTAATGATAAAATTTCATAAATTTAAACCAGATAAAGATAAAAAATCTTATTCTTATTTTGGTACCATCTGTAAAAGATATCTATTAGGTCGTTTAATAAAAGACGACAAAAAAATCAAATCAATTTTACCTTATGAAGATTTTTCTTCTGAAATAGAAGAAGATTTAGATAATAGTTATGAAATTGATAACGATTATTTAGACCTTACGGAATTAATAGGTAAAATATCTGAAGGGATAAAAGAAGAAATGAACAATAAAATCTTAACAGAAAACGAATTAAAAGTAGGTGTATCTTTAGTTAAGATTTTAGATGAATGGGATAATATATTTAGTGATGAGATTAGTAAAAATAAGAAGTATAATAAAAATTTAATTTTATTATATATGAGGAACATGACTTCTTTAAACACTAAAGATATTAGAAATGCTATGAAACGTTATAAAACCATATATAAAATATTAAAGGACGATTTATAAAAATCTTATTAGAATATTTATATATAAAATACAATGGGAAGACCTAAGAAAAAAGACATAAAATTAACTACAGATAGTTTTTTATCCGTTGCTCAAGAAGCCTATAATGAACTTGTTGAACAACGTACTACTGCTATCAGACAAATAAACGAAAACAAAAAATCTGTAGACGTTGAAGATGTTCACGATTTAGTAAATTTAAATAAAGCTAACACGGACTTACTAAAACTAGTTGATAGTACGATAGATAAGAAATTATCGCTAGTTAAATTAATGAGTACTTTAATTTTTAAGGGAGAAAATCTTGATAGTGTGGCAAATAATGGTCAATTAACACCTGAAGACTATGAGTTATTAAGGAGTATTATGACCAAAGATGACGATGGTAAAGAAAAATAAAAATGTCATTTATAAATGATAAATCTGGGTTAGTAGGTGAAATAGCGGTATCTAAAGCCATTGAAGATAATTTCCCCAAGTTAAATAAAGGTCAAGTATCTTTTGATAGTATAAAAAGTGCTGAAGGTAATTTAATACCATTTTTTTTAGATTTATTAGTGATGTTAGTTGATTCTGGTGAAGTTAAAAAAGAATTCACCAAGTTTATATCTAAAACCGATGTATGGGAAAAGGATGTAAAAGAATCTATAGTACAAACTATGGTAGAAAATTATTCTAATACATTTAATTTTAGTGGTATAACAGATACTTTCCCTATACAATTAGATATTAAAAATGTTGACATAAATAATTTATTAAAGGTATCTGCTGACACAAAAATGGGTAAATATTTTTATGGTGAGGCAACAAATGATATAAACGCTGTATTATCTAAAGTAACAAGTACAGGTAACGCTTCTTATGGTGGTATATTTAATTTTAATTTCACCCAACCTGGAACGTTAAATGTTAATCTATTACCTTCTTATACAAATGTAACATTTGAAAAATTAATTAGAGATTCTTTTAATAGTACAAGAATTTTAGCCCCTAGTGTTTTATTAACAAAAATAATGGATTCAACCTTTGGTTCACTGTCCTCAGTTTCAGATAAAAGTTATGAATGGTTTTTAGAACAACGTAAATTAGCTAAAACTGTAGAAAAAATTATTGACAAAGAAACTACAACCAAAACAGAAACCAATATATATGATAATAGTTTTTTTGAGTTTACAAAAAGTGAAACTGAAGAAATAGAAAAAACTGCTAAAGAATTATATGATGGAGTCTATTTAGTTAGTTTAGGGTGTGGTATTGGTGAGAATTTTATAGATTTAAACTCTTTTGACGAGTCATTTACTAAAATTAACGATATAAGACCTTCTTTAGTTAAAGAGGCTGTAGTTAGTTTTACAGATACTTTAATATCTAATTCTACTATAGGTATTGGTAGTGAAAATAAAAAAAATGTAGAATATAATATAATTGCTGAAATATGGAAAAATCTTACAGGTATACTCACAAATATGGTGGTAACCAACCCGTTTGTTGTTTTAATGTTTCAGATAGCAGAAAATTTAGTTAATGGTGGTAGTTTAAATTTTGGTACTAATTCTTTAGTTAGTAGTAAAATAGAAAATTTTATTAAATTATTAAAAGGTCCAGTTGTTTGTATAATTAAAAGAATATATAAAGTGGTTTTAATATTTTTATTTAAAAAAATAAAAAAAGAATTATTAAAAATTATAGCTAAGAGATTAGCTAAAGAACAAGAAGACCAAAGAAAAAATTATGTTTTAATTTTAAAAACTGCTAAAAGGTTATTGGAGAATGTGAATGTAGCGTCATTAATAAGAGGTCAATAAAAAAATAATCATGGCTAATATACCTAACATAAACCCAAACGCTGACTTAAATGTTAACATAGATTTTAGTAAATCAGCTGATGTAATAAAATCTTTATTAAAACTATTCAAAATACCGTCTTTACCGGCACCAACAGTAACAAAAGTACAATCCTTATCAGCTTCATTAAGACCTGGGTTATCAGCGACTAAAATTGCTGCTGAAATTATTAGGAAACAATCTGATGCTGGTGCACCTGTTGGTAACTTAGACGATGGGTCAGAAAACATTAGTGAGAAAATGGAAGTTATCCGTGTACAAGAAATAATCAATGCTTTAATTAGTGATGCCAGAATTACTGTTACTTTATATCCGGGACAAACAATTCAGGCTACAGGAGGTAATGCTGGTGGACCTATAGTTGTTATTGGACAAACCTTGACATTAGGAAAAGGCACAGGTATTATTCAGTAATATGAAAAAATCGGAACTTGAAAATAAGACCAACTCTGAATTACTTTTATTACAAAAGCAAAAGAGGGATTTATTTGAAAAAATTAAATATGACATAGTTAAGTTATATGATTATTGGACAAAAATAGAAATGGATTATAATCAAATAACAGATGAAATCAATAAAAGAAACATTAAAAAATAATGGCTGATAATTTATTTAGAGGTAAAATACCTAACCAAGGTAAACTATCATTTTTTAATTTTGATAACGGTACAGGTATTAATAATGTTTATGTTGGTGTTGTTGTTAGTATTGATGACCCTTTAAATGCTGGCAGGATAAAAGTTAGAATACCTAATCTAGATATTAATAAGGAAATTTTCTGTAAAGAAAGGAAAAAAAATGGTGGTAATGTAAGACCTTTATATAAAAAACAGGGAAATGAAAAGGAACAAATTTTTGATACCGAACAATTAAATACATTAAACGAAATTTCAAATAAAGATACTAATTTAAATTCTGCTGATTGTATTGAAATTCCTTGGTCTACCCCATTTTTACCAAAACACTTCCAAGTCTTACCAAAAGTAGATGAAATAGTTAAAGTAGTAATATACGATACAACAAAACCAAATTTAAATAGAGAGTGGGTTGGTCCTATAATTTCTTTAAGGGATAAAATAAGTTTTGATAGTTACAATACAGCTGGTTCTACTATGAATACGGCTTTAATATTTGCTACTAGTGACCCAACAGACAGAATTAATCTTAAAAAAAGAGGTGGATTTACCGGTGGATTTCCTGAACCTTTAGATATAGCGATACAATCTAGAAATAACGCGGATATAGTACTACCTACTTTTCAAAACAGAAACGGTAATATACTTAAAGGTGGTGAAGTTTTAATTAGAGCTGGTAAATTATTAGCTGAAAATGATGGGGTTAATTTAAAATTAAATGATATTAATCCGGCTTATTTTAGATTAAAGGTTTTAGATAATAATTTAGATAGTAGAAAAAATTCACCAGTAAACCCTAATATTGCTCCAGAAACACACACAATGTTGTTTTCAGATTTCATTAGTATAATTTCACATAAAAATGGTGAAAAAGGTTCTGACGGTATTAAAAAAATAAACCCCATAATTGAAACTGATAATGAAATTAGAAATGTACACGCTAGTTTACAACCTTTAATTAGAGGTAATTTTTTAATTGAGTTTTTGGAGTTACTAAGAGATTATGTAGCTAATCATAACCATCCATATAACGGTTTACCTGCTACAGAGGCTAATTCAAAACCGGACATTCTCAAATTTGATTTAAATAAATTGTTATCAACAAATATTAGGATTAACTAAGATATTTATTAAATAAAAAGTTTAATGAATATCGCTAGAACATATTTTAATAAAGATACTGTGATTGTAAGAAATTCTTGTGCAAACACAGGTAGAAACCCTATAACTGAATTATTCCACGGAGGATCAAACGACATTGATTTAGTATCCTTTTCAAGATACATATTTAATGTTGATTTAACTGATTTAATTCAAAGAGTTAATAATAAAGAGTTGTTTATTGATAAAATGACTCATAAAATAAATCTAACAAATACCTCTTGTTTTGATAGGGAATTATTTTGTAAAACTTTTGCTAGTTCATGTGGTGAAGCAAAAAGAGCAACTGGTTTTGATTTAATACTTTTTGAGGTTCCTGAATTTTGGGATGAAGGTAATGGTTATGATTATGTACCAGCAAAAAGTTTAGGTTGTGATTTAGGTGATCAAGTTTATTGTGAAGGTCCAGCTAATTGGTTTGACCGTGAATTTAACACCCCTTGGTCTCATTCCGGAGTTTATACTGATCCCACAATGTGGTGGTCAGGTTCAACAACAGGTTATACAGGGACTACAACTAATTTAATAAAAGGAACACAACATTTTGATAGGGGTAATGAAAATTTATGTATAGACATAACTAACTATGTTAACGAATTAATTTCTAGTGGAATCACACAATTAAATTTAGGTGTAGCTTATGAATTATCACAAGAAATGGTACCACAAGATGATATTTGTTATGTAGGATTTTTTAGTCGTGAGACACAAACGGTTTATGAACCTTTTATGGAAACCCAATTTGACGATACAATTAAAGACGATAGAGACAACTTCTTCCTAGACAAGACTAACAAACTATGTCTTTACGTTAATGCGGGTGGAGAAAGGGTTAATGCAAGTATTTCTAACGTTTCTATCTACGATCAAAATGATAACGTGTACCAAATAATACCTAATACAGGTATAACCCAAGTTACAACAGGTGTATATTGTGTTAATGTTAGTGTACCAGGTAATCCTGTTAGTGGTTATTGTGGTAATATACAATTTAGAGATGTTTGGGAAAATGTTACTGTAAACTCACATAATGTTGGTGATATAGAACTAGATTTTATTATACAAGATAAAGCAAATTATTATAATATAGGTTCTAGTAATAGTGCTGGAGCTTTTGGTTTAGGTGTTAGTGAGGCAAATAATAGGTCTATATATGATTATGAATTTGCTGTACACGGTGTAAAAAGAAGAGAAAAAATTAAAAGAGGTGACACAAGAAGGGTAGATGTAAAAGCTAGGGTCCCTTTAACTTTTGACCAAACACAAGCTGTAGATAAAATTTATTATAGAATCTTTATTAAAGAAGGTGAAACTCAATTAGATTATATTGATTGGAATGAAGTTAGTAGAACACCTGATGGTAATTTCTTCTTATTGGATACTTCTTGGTTTATACCAAACGATTATTTTATGGAGATAAAGATTGAGTCAGGAAATCAAATTAGAACGTACAATGATGTGATACAATTTGAGATTGTATCTGAAAAAGATTGGTGTTAACAAAAAAGGTCTGATTTATCAGACCTTTTTTTATTATTTTTGAACACCACCTTTTCTAGTCTCACCGTACCCAAACATCATTATGTAGGATACAGAATCTTTATTAAAATTATGTTTCATGTTAGGGTATTTAGATTTTAATTCACCTAACAAACCATTACCTAGATCATTAACATAATTAATAATTTCTTGATTATTGATCCATGAATCAGGGTTTCCGTATTTTTTTCTTGCCTCCTCGTACCAGTTTTCACCACTTTCTTTCATCAATACATTAACAACTCCTTGAGCAGGTACAATAACCCACACCACCTCGGCATTTGTTTGTACAATTAATTGTACTTTATCAACTAAATCATATCTTGTACTTAAACCTTTATCTTATATTACCTTCTTCAGTAGATATTTTAACCTCAAATCCCTTTTTCTTTAAAAAAGAATACATTTGTTTAGACATTTGTTTTAACTCTAAAATATCTTCCTTTAATAAACCTTTATCTTTAAGATATTTTTCCTCTAATCTTTGATTAGCTTCTAATATAACTTTATATTTGTCTTGTTTTCTCATTGTTTTTTTATTTATCATGTAGTCTTTTAAACACTGCTAATAGTTCAGGAGAATTTTTTATTTTATCTAATAGGTCTTTCATTTTGGTATCTAAAAATTTTTGATAATCTTCATTACTTTTAAAACCCATTTTTTCCCAATCCATTTCAACCTTCTTTTCTTTAGATCCCTTAAAACCTAGTTCACTTCTACCTGACAATGTATTTTTATCTCTATTATCACCAGCAGTTTTAAAACCTATAGCTTTTTCCTCTAATCTTTTATTGGCTTCTAATATAACTTTATATTTGTCTTGTTTTCTCATTAGTATGAATAATTTCTACCTTCTTTTTTAGCCCTTTCTTGGGACATATACATCATTTTCTTTCTTTCTTGCATTTGTTTTTGTTTATCCTCATGACCTTGTTGTTGAATAAACTTACCAACAGTTTTTTTAGAATCACGTAGTTTTTGTTCCAATTTACCGAAATCTTTTAATATACCATCAATTTCATCAGAATAACCATCATCACCAGTAACTTCCTTACATAAATTTTCAAAAGAACTCTTTGAATTATTTAGAACACTAATAATATCATCTATAGTGGAAAGTTCACCTTTTTTACCTTTTACCACTTCAATTTTATCTTCTTTTTCCTCACCTTCTTCACGGATGATTTTTTGAACCAATTTCTCTATATCGTTTTCTGTAAGTCTAATTACTTTTTTCATATTTAATATTTCTATATAAATATCACAAAAAGAGTAAAAAAATTATCAAGGACCTTTGATTGATTAAAAAAAGTTATTTATATTTGTACTATCAAAGTTCAGAAAAAATTATTCAAATATGGCAAGAGTTAAAGATTTAAAAACACAGAACCCAAATTACGTAATTGATGTTATTGACGTATTGGCTTCAATGGACCCAACCAAGTCCAACAAATATCTCCCATTCATGATTAAATGTACGGCAGAGTGGGTTGAGTGGATTAACAATGAATTACGTAATGAAACATTTAAAGAAATGTTTGAAGTTATCAAAGACTTTGAAAATCTATCAGAACGTAATCTTTTGGAAAATAAGGATATCTATTCTTATGAATCAAATCAAGACATTATTGAGGCAGTTAAAACTGCTAAAGAAAAAGTAACCCGTTCTGAGGTTAAGAAAAATGAAACCGAAGTTCTTTATGAGGATGAACGTTGGTTGGTTATTTTCCCTCTTACAACTCGTAGCTCAAACCTTTATGGTAAAGCAACCAAATGGTGTGTAGCGAGTGAAGACCATAACTATGGCAAATACTTTAAACAATACACTGAGAATGGTGTCCTTGTTTATGTTATTGACAAAACCATTAAAGATGCTGAAGCAAGAAATAACGTGTTGTCAAAAGTAGCATTCCATAACGATAGAAACAAACCTGATGGGATTACGGCTTGGGATGTGAAAGATGCACAACTTAGTGTTCCAAATGTGATGAAGTTCACATCCATGGTTGGACCTGAAATTGTTAACATTATTTATGACCGTCTTGAAACTGGTTTAACAAACAAGAAAGCGGCGGAACAAAAAGGTTTAAAAGAACTATAAAAAATAAGGGGAATCAATGATTCCCTTTTTTTGTTTTATATCTATAATTTAATTATGTTTAGAAAACAAATACAGAAACATGATTTTTTAAATGGTGGCCCTGAAAAACAATATAGTTTAAATTTTGGTGTTGATTCTTTTGGGGTAGATACACCCACAGGAATGTTTACTATTAATAATCATACAGCAATTAATCCACAATTTAGATTAAATAATATTGATAACGGGGAAATATTTTTGGTTACAGAAAATGTCTTAAGATGGAATGGTCAAAATCTAATTACTGAAGATAGAATTAATGAATTAGTGGAAGCTAGAATAAGAGAATTAGGTCTTATTTAGTGAAGTCATTTAAGATATTACCTTTATCATCAAATAAAACCCACACACCTAAATTAACGTATTGCTCGACTTCTTCTATTGTGTTATAGGGTAATTCATCACCACTATGTAAAGTAATAACAACTTTATCACCCTCTAACCTACTAATCCACCAAAATTTCCCTTCTTCTGTTGTAACTGGACCCAATTTAACATCACCCCTATTTAAATCAGACAATGACAGGTCATATTCTACTTCTAATTCCACTAGATTATTTTCTCTATAACTACATTTTTTACCTAAAATTTCATTAATGGTAAAAATAACCTCACCCCTAGCCCAATCAAAATCATCAGATTCACTTAAATACTCAAAATAAGGTTCGGCAGCTTTTTTATAGACACCATTATTATATTCGTGTTCTTCTGTGAATAATA